GACGCGCTCGCATCAATTCAGATCACGCCGGACAACAAGAAAGTGGTGGGCGTTCCTCAAGGCTATCAGATGATGAACGCCATCAAGACGACGGAGCGAAAGTTGGCCAACAGCACGCTATGGCATTCTGACAATTCCTGCATGTCATGGTGTGTTAGCAATTGTAAGATAGAACCGATGGCCACTGCCATTCGCATGACGAAAGCCAATGCCGGTGATGCGAAGATAGATTGTGCGATGGCCTTATTCGATGCGGTAACGGTGATGGCTCAATCGCCGGCGCGTGCACCTGAATATCAGATGATGATCTTTGCTTGAACCAATAGGAGATATCCATGGGTACAGTTCCAGTGACGATCGACGGCGTGATGATGCCGAAGATGCGATCGGCCGGCGACAAGCCGCAAGCCGTCGTGCTGGTTGGGCAACTCAACATAACGGGTTTGAAAGTCGGCGGCGGTCCGATCGAGACGCCGCCCGCTGAAGTGCCGCCTGCGCAGCCAGGAGCGCCGACGTTCCCGATTTGGGGCCCGCCTGGCATAGAATTGCCGCCCATTCCCGGTTATCCGCCGGTCGCCGGTCATCCTTTGCCGCCAATGCCTGATCCGCCCCCGGATGCAACGAGGCCTCCAGCCTTCGTGCCGATTTGGCATCCCGATTTTGGCTGGATAATGCTTCCGGCATTTCCCCTTCCGACGCCAAGCAAAAAGTAAATGCGGCATTTGATATTGCTCGTCGCGCTGATAGTTGCCGGCATCGCGCCGGCACTGTCGGCGCCCGAAGACTATGCCTCGCCGATTTGGTTGGCACCACCGCCGGCTGGAGTAACTCTTACTCACATTAATGCGGCTGGTAGTTTGCTGATAAAAACTGGCAAAGGCTACATTTCCACCATCAGCATTAATACCGCCGCAACCGGAAGCTTGACGATCTATGATGGCATTAACGCAACCGGCGCTGTGATTGCAGTAATCGATACATCAAAGAATACGGCTAACTCGGCTCTTTCGCCTTGGCCAATCCAGACTGGCCTTTTCATAGTCTTAGTCGGCAATGCTGACATTACCATTATCTCTCGTTGAGATAACGGCGATAGCCGCTTTCATTTTTGTTCACGATGCGCCTAGCGGCTTTCAATATCCGCTCGATTGCTGCGGCGGCCATGATTGCCGGCCGATCGCTTGCTCGACGGCAAGCTTTAATCCCAACGACGGTAGCGTGATGTGGACCGGGCTGCACTTTCAGCGCGAGCAGGTGAAGATCAGCCGCGACAGCGGCTGTCACGTTTGTGTTGGCTACGGCCTAAACACTCGTTTTCGCTATCCGCACTGCATCTTTCTCGCTCCTGTCATGTAGCAAATGGCTGCGCCAATCACTGTCCAATGCCCGAACTGCGACAAGATCGATCCGGCACTCATGAACGAGTGCACGATACAGGATTGCCCTATGCCTATGATGAGGGGAATGCCGATGCCCACTCCCGGCGCAAATGAAACGCAAGACGATTTCATGAGCCGTTGCATTCCGATGGTCATGGGCGATGGCGGAGCCTCGAACCATGATCAAGCGATCGCCATGTGCAACAGCATGTGGGAAAACAAAAGCATTGGAATGACACGACGTGCCTATTCCACTTTCGAAATTAAGTCGATCGACAAGAAACAACGTATCATTGAAGGCGTGGCCAGTACTCCGTCTGTTGACCGCGTCGGCGATATTGTCGAGCCAATGGGCGCAAAGTTTTCGTTGCCGATGCCTTTTCTTTGGCAACACGATTCCAATCAGCCGATCGGCCACGTCGTTGATGCCAAGACCACTAAAGACGGCATTCATTTCAAGGCACAGATGGTGAATGTAGCCGAGCCAGGCCGGCTCAAGGATCGCACCGACGAGGCGTGGCAATCGCTCGATTATGGTCTCGTCCGCGGCGTTTCGATCGGCTTCAAAGGCATCGATGTCGAGCCGATCGACAAAAAAGATCCATTCGGTGGACAGCGCTTCAAAGAATTTTCGCTCATTGAGATCAGCGCTGTGACTATTCCGGCTAACATGGAAGCCAGCATTACGAATATCCGTTCTATCGATCAGGGCAAAGTCGTGTCCGACAAAGCAGCCTCGATCGTCCCGGCCGTGTCCGGTCAGAAGGCCAAATCCTCCGCTGTCGCGGGTCGCTCACTCGAAATGAAGAGGCCCAAAATGGCCAAGCTAACTAATACCGAGCGCATCAAGGGGCTCGAGGAAAAGCGTGCTGCTGAAGTGGCCGCACGCGAAGCTATCCAGGAAAAAGTCACTGACGAAAATCGCACCAAGGATGACGCCGAGCAAAACGAGTTCGATGAACGCTCGGCAACCATCAAGGCGATCGATCGTGAACTCGCCGATTGCCGCGTGATCGAGAAGGAATTGATCGCGACGGCAAAACCAGTGCTGCCAACCAACGGCCATGATCCACATAGCCTCGAAGTGCGCAACCCGTCTACGATCGAGGTAATGCCTCCGAAACTGCCACTGGGCATCGGCTTGATGAAAGCCTTGCACTGCGCCGCGTTTGCTCGTGAGAACAATCGCGATGTGCTTGCGGTTGCCCGTGAGCATTGCGCACAATGGCCGCAGGTTGAGAATTATCTGAGATACAAGGCCAATGTTGCTGTCGGTACGACAACCGGCACGACCTGGGCCGCGCCACTGGTGTATCCGGCAAATTTGGCATCAGAGTTTCTGGAATTTCTCGTGCCGCAAACGTTCTTTGGCAGAATTCCCGGCCTGACTAAGGTGCCGTTCAACGTCCGAGTGCCACGGGAGACGTCCGTCATCACGGCGGCTTGGGTAGGAGAGGCCCGCAGTAAGCCTGCACAGGCTATCGCATACGATAGCGTATCGCTTGCTTACCATAAGACCGCGGTCATTGTTGGCGTAACCCAAGAACTCGCACGCTTCAGCTCTCCGGCTGTCGAGGAATTGGCGCGTGCTAATCTCGCCAAAGGCATCGCAAAGTTCATCGATACGCAATTCGTCACTGCGTCAGTGACGGCTGTGCCTGGTGTCAATCCTGCAGCCATCACCAACGGTGCCGACACCGATACCGCATCGGGCACTGACATCACCGCAGTGATCCATGACATTCGGGAAATCTTGTTCCACTTCCAGGAATATAATATCCCTACTGATAATGTGGTGTTGCTCATGCAACCCGTCTTGGCGACATCAATTGGCACGATGATGACGACCCTCGGCGTCAGGCAATTCCCTGACATCAACGGTCAGGGCGGTTCGATCCTGGGCGTGCAAGTTATTACGTCGAACAACGTGCCGAACGGCTATATCGTTGCACTCCATCCGCCATCCGTATTTGTGGCCGATGACGGCGCAATCACGATCGACGTGTCAACCGAAGCATCGATCGAAATGGTCGATAACCCGACATCGACCGATTATCACCTGGTCTCGGCCTTCCAGATGAACCTAATGTTTATTAGGGCAGAGAGGTTTGTGACCTGGGTCAGGGGCCGTGACAAGGGCGTTTATTACTTGACCGGCTGCCAGTATGCAGGCGCGGTGACTGGTTAATTGCCATGTTAATGCGCGCGCGGCATTCTTTTGCCTATGCTGGCAGCAACATTGCAGCCGGCGAGGCATTCGAACTTGTTGAAACCACAATGGCCGAAAGCATTGCCGTGCGTCGCGTCCTGACAAACATTGGCTTGGCTGAGCCTTGCAATGACGAGGCCAAGCCCGCTCCAAAGCCCAAGCGCTGGGTGGGCGGCCGCTATAATCGCCGAGATCTGAGAGCTGAACGGTGAAACTGTTCGGCTTCGAAGTCTCCGTCCGCAAAGCGTTTGTGCCATCACCGGGTTCTCCATCGCCATTCCTCTATGATCGCGGATGGTACCCGGTAATTCGCGAGCCTTTTGCCGGGGCGTGGCAGCAAAACCGGCCGCTGGTAGCTTCTAATCCATTGCAAAACTCGACGCTCTATCGATGCGTTACGATGCCGGCGGCCGACGTGGCTAAAATGCGGCTCAAACTGATGAGCCAGGTCGGCGATATCTGGAAAGAAACGACATCGCCAGCATTCTCGCCGGTGCTGATAAAGCCAAACCGTTATCAGACCCGCAATCAGTTTTATGAAAGCTGGGTCATCAGCAAGTTGCGCACCGGCAACACTTATACATTGCTTGAGATGGATCAGCGCAATGTCGTCACTGCGATGTATGTGCTCGATCCATATAAGGTGAAAGTGTTGGTCGCACTCGATGGCTCGATTTTTTATGAATTAAATACCGACAACTTGGCTGGCATCAGTGAGCCGCGCATTGTTGTTCCCGATAATGGCATTCTGCATGATCGAATGAATTGCTTGTTTCATCCGCTCTACGGGATGTCGCCGCTCTACTCGACGGCACAAGCTGCAGTGGCTGGCTTATCGATGCAGGAATTTTCATCGAGGTTCTTTGTCAATGCCGCGCGGCCTTCGGGCGTTTTGACCGCGCCCGCGGAAATACCACAAGCGACAGCGGATCGCCTTAAAGCGCATTGGGATCAACAATATTCCCAATCTAATCAGGGCACCGTCGCGGTGCTCGGTTCTGGATTGAAATTCGAACCGATGCAGCAGAATGCAGTTGATTCGCAGCTCATCGAACAACTCAAGCACAGCGATGAAAGCATCTGCGCATCCTTCGGCATTCCCGCCTTCATGGTCGGTGTAAAAGACCCACCAAATTATGCCAATGGCGAACTTCTCGATTTGCAATACTACAAGCAATGTCTGCAAAGCCTCATTGAGCATATTGAAACTGTTCTAACCGAGGGGCTCGGTCTCGATGCGGCCGGTTATCGCGCCGAATTTGATCTCAAAGGTCTATTCCGCATGGATAGCCAAACGCAGATCAACACACTGGCGCAAGCCGTCGATAAAGGCATTATGACTCATAACGAGGCCCGCGAAATTCTCAATCTTCCGCCCGAACCTGGCGGCGACGTTCTGATGGCGCAGCAACAGATGTTCTCGCTTGAAGCCTTGGCCAATCGAGATAACGCACCGCAATTGCCGGCGGTGCCGGCAACTAGCTCGGCGCAATCGCAACAGCCATCGCCGGATATGTCGGCGCAAATGGCCGAACAGGCCCGCATTGCTCTAGTCGAGATATACCGAGGGCTTAATGTTTGATGGCTCTGAGTTTGGACGAAGCATTGTCGCTGCAGTGAAAGCCGCTCAAGAGCCATTATTGCAACGGATTGCAAATGTTGAATTTAAGCTTGAGGAAACCAAATTTAAGCTTGAGGAAGCCAATGCGTTCATCCGCGCTTTCCAGCATGTTCCCGGTCCTCCCGGTCCGCAAGGCCCCGCGGGAGAAATGGGTCAAGCTGGCAAAGACGGCGTTTCAGGTGAGCCAGGAAGAGACGGTCGTGATGGCCAACCGGGACGTGATGGCAAAGACGGTATCGATGGCAAAGAAGGCTCACCGGGCAAGGACGGCAAGGACGGAGTTGATGGCGTCGGCTACGAGAACATGAGTTCCGAGGTATCCGAGGATGGCCGCGAAATCATCGAGCGATATATCAAGGACAATGTCATTCGATATGAGTTTCGCCGCCATCGACCTACTTGCCGCGGCGTTTGGCGTCATGACGAAATTTATTTGGTTGACGATACGGTTATTTCTAACAATTGCCTTTGGATAGCACGAGTGAACCAGCCTAAAGGCAAGCCAGGCGATAACGAAAAATCCTGGCAGCTTGTCGCGCGCAAGGGCCGGGATGGCAAAGATGGCGAACGCGGCCCGCCTGGCCCAATGGGCCCGCCCGGCAA